AAAACAGTTGGTGCAGGTGGTGGCGGTGGTGGCGCTGACGGTCCATAATATTGACAATATGTATAAACGGCTGTAACGCCGCCTCTGTTAACTTCGGGCAGTTTTGAAACATCAAATTGGGCTTTAGTAGCACTTTCGCCTGCACTTTGCCATAAGTTCCACCAATACTGTAATCCTTCTAACTCTGCAGGTCTACCCAAATCGCTTAGATACCAGCCAGCAATTGTTGCAGCTTCAGGTGTTTTAGTTGAAATAACAAATGATCTGTTTGTAAATATGCTACCGTCATTGTATATTATAACCTGACCTGGCTGATATGTAGCCAATGAATCTGAGAAAGGAGCAGGATCTACACAAGCCGGGGGTGGCGGCGGTGGCGGTGGCGGTGGTGCTGCTGGCGGAGTTGGTGTAGCAAATGATGACAACGATGTGACTGTTGTGTATGTTGGTGCTGCTACTGTAACATTTGATGTATCTGCTCTATAATTTTTTACAGTAGTTGATAAATTCCCGTCAACATTATTATCAATGTATGAACTTGGAACATTAAATGTAACTGCATCGTTAAATTCTAACCGGAATTCTATAGTATCAGCAGTTAGTTCTTTAGCTTGTATTTTAAATACATTACCTGCATAAACACCACTGTATGTTCCTGTACCTGTTTTAGTATATATTGTTTGATAAGAAGTAGTAAGATCATAGTTTCCTGTATTTGTACCGCTTCCTGAACTAGTTGTAGTAGTGCTATTATAATTAAACTTAACTGTACCAACTAATCTACATAAATCTTCCCAATCACGTCCTTTTGCACTAGATGCACTAGCATTTGCAACTTCTATTCTAATTTCGCCGCCACTATTAAAAAAATGTCTACGATGATCTGCATCTGCAAATACTACATTAAATGTATGGTGTATTATTCCATTCCATCCTGTAGTTCTAGAACTACTAGTACCTGACTCTAAAGTTGCTTGGCCAATATCTATTAAAAATTTGTCAGCTTCAACTGAGTTCATTAAGTTTTCAAAATCAGCAATACCTTTTTCGGCGCCGCCGGGGTCATTAGTTGTTATACCCGAATCGTTAATATAAAAACTTGTTTCATCTGCAATGACGTTTAAATTACTAATAAGTTGTTGGATTTCTGGCGGAGAAACACCTACTTGGTGTACTCTTGCTCTAACTATGTCAGCATATATAGAGTTAATATCATTAGCTTGTATTACAGTTCCTGAAGAAACTTGGTAACTTGAAATAGTTTCACCGTAACCATTTTGGCCGGCGCCATTTCCCATAATTGCTTCAATTCTTGCTTGTAAGTTATTAAGTCTTGCTGCACTTATATCTGCCATGATGATTCCTTAAACTTTTAGCACACATTCTACTAGTTTTTCACCTTCATCATTATTAGTTTCAAGTGCAATTCCTACCATACTATTTGATGCTATTGTTGATGCAGTACCTTCTTCAGAAGCAACATATACAGACTGTCCTTTACTTACTGGTCCTGTAACTCTAACCGGAACGCGGCCTTTAAGACCAATTGCCTGTCCTTCTGCATCGCTATTCATTAAGTATGCAGGAGCATCTGAAATAACACCTATTGCTATATCGCCTATTTTACTTGCTCTAGTTTCTACTTCGCCGCCAACAGCCATTACTGTTCCTACTGGATACTCTTGATCTGTTGTGTATTTTTCTGCTAAGTCAGCATAACGTGCAGCGGTTGCAGTACCTTGGAATAAATTTGCGGCAATATTACCGGTAGCATCTCTTACTGCTACTGTATTGTTTGTTGCACTAACTGCTGCTGTTCTAAAATCACTTCCTACACGCAAACTTGTTGCTTTAGTTGCTTCACCTACAAAGTTAACAGCATACACATCTTGCCAGCGTAGTGCAGCAGTACCGATATCATAAGTGTTGTCAAGACCTGGAATTAGTCCTGTAATGTTCATTTTACTTACTGTAGTAGGAGTACCTAAGTTGTTAGTAACTCTAAATCTAATTTCATTGTTAACACTAGCTTGATTTTCTAATACCGCAGAAGTACCATCCATGTATATTTTGAAATCGCCAATTAATATACCGTCACTTGAAAACTCAACTAAGTCATCAAATCTTGTTGTTTCTCCTGCTGTTGCAGTAAGAACAGAATCAGCTGAAAAAAGTGTACCATCTGATTTTACAAGATTTAGTGCAGCCGATGAAGTACCCCAATATCTATGGGCTCCAGTAGTTCTTCCGTTAGTGTTAGCTAAACCAAATGTACCAGTGCCAGATGTTGTATTAACTAAAGTAAATCCTGCTTTAATAGTATCGAATCCTGTAATAGGGGTTGCTTCATTTAACGTAAATTCAACACTACTAACTGTAGCAACAACTGTATCTTCTAACGTTGCTGCAATAATTGATCTTGTGTTGCCTAAAATGTCTAAAACTTCTCGGCTTACCATTTGTGTTACGCCTGCGCCGGCGTTTTGAGGTCCAATTAATATAAAGTCACTACCATTATATACATACAACTGATCGTTTGCACTATCCCACCAAAAATCACCTGATGTAAGACCTGTTGGAGCTGCTGTTCCAACAGCTGATCCGCCTGTTGACCTCCACTGAGATCCATCATAGAATTTTAACTTACTATTTGCAGTATCAAACCAAAGCTGTCCGCTAATTGCACGTGGTGGTTGGTTTGCACCTGCAAAGTTTTCTAATAAGTATAAGAAATTTTCGTTTTGTATTTCGCCATATCCGGCGTAGTTTTTACCAATAAATTTAAGATCAGTAGTTTGGTCAACTGTACCGTCCTCAACTATTGTTAAAACTGTATTATTGTATCTGTCAATTTGATAAGCCATCTTCGTTAAACCCCTAATAATAGTGCTTTAAGTTATTTATCGTATTTTACGGATAAGTTGTCGTCGACACATAATCCCATATTGTTCCATCACTTTCGAATACCATCATTGTTCTAGCTGGTGTTAAGCTAACAGTTCCAGAAGCAGTATTAGTTGCTTGTACGTCTTGTACAGCTGATTCATTAAGTGTATTTCCTGCATCAAATAACCTCTTTGACAATGTTAATACTTCTCCATTGTTAGGTTCATTGTCATCTCTTACATCAACAACAATACCACTAACTGTTGCTCCGGCATAAGATGTACAGTGTATTCTTGCTATTTTACCAGTATTACCAGGTATAGCAGGATAAAGATCATTTAAATATGTTGCAATATTATTTTGTAAAGTAGCACCTGTACCTAATCCAGTAATATCCATACTAAAAGTAATAGGAGAATTTAATACTTCATCATCAACATAGCCTTTAGTAGCAACAAAATCATCTGTATTTTCTGTTAATGTTCCGCTACTAGCTGCTGCTACTCTTGCACTAACTGGTTTAGACACGCCCGATATAAATTGATTTTCATCAACAATAACACTACCTACTGTAGGTGTTGTTATTCCTGTAGTTAATGTTAAACCATAGTTAGAGGATAATACTAAGTTTGATCCTGTATTTCTAATTTCATTACTGCCAAGTCCTGAGTTTACATCGCCAAAGCCCATATTTTGTACATTTAAATAATTTAACGTACCAATTTCGACTAAATCAGTTGCATATAAAATATTAGTTAAACTTGAATCTGTTAGTTTATCAACACCGTTAATCTTATATGAATCGCCTAAATTTTCTAAGTTAATATTTTGGTTAGACGTCCATGCTTGTGTTGTTAAGTCCCAAGTAAACGTTTTATCAGTATTAACAAAAACACCATTTTGTTCAGTTCTTGAAACTACAATTATTCCAGCACCATTTACAACAGTATCATCACCAATACTACTATCATCAAGTGCAGCTAATTCAATGTGTTTATCTTCTACCCTTAATGTTCCTACTTCAATTAATGACGTGTCGCCTTCAATGATCATATTACCAGTTACACGCAAATCACCTTCAACATCTAATGTGTATTCTGGTAATCTATCAGTTGTAAAAATACCAACTCTTGCTGTACCGGCATCAACGTAAACAGCATCAACAATAAGACTTTCAAACTGACTAGATCTAACTCTTAAACTCATGTCATGGTTTGTTAATTGGTTTTCGATATAGAATCGATCTTGTACAACCTTTTGCACATTATTTTGTGACAAACCAATTGTTAAGCCACCTTGGTTTTGGATGGTTAGTGTACCAATTGTAGTACCGTTATTGTCCGAAGGTAAAAAGCTGTCAGCAGTTCTAATAGTACCATTAGCTGTTACAAGTGCATTAGCAGAGTTTGCAATTCCTCTAAATTTAAAATTAGCTGCATCAATAATATTAAAACCTTGAGATATTGTTCCTTCAGGATTAGTATCTGTAACTAATCCTAAAATTCTTTCAGAATATATAGGTGTAAATTCAATATCACTAACAACAGCAGATAGTGTTCCGCCAATGTATAATTTTGCTATTGTTCTTGATCTACTAGTACTATCTAAAATAGTTTCAATTACAAATCCACTAGTATCTTGTGCAGCAGTATAACTAGGGCCTATTAAAATTGTATTAGAACCGTCATAGGCATACACTTGATTTGTTAAATTATTAATCCATAGATCGCCTGCAACCATTTGTGGTTGAGTGTCTTGTACATACGGGCCGCCACTTGCTTTCCATGTAGTGCCGTCATAAACTTTAAGCCTTTGTTCTGTAGTATCCCACCATAGTTGTCCTGTTAAAGGATTACTTGGTGCAGCAGTGTTGGCAAAATTTTCTAACAATCTAATAAAGTTTTCATTAAACGCTTCGCCGTATCCAGTATAATTTCTACCTACAAGAGTTAAATTGGTGCTATTAGTATCAATTTGCCCATCTATTAAATTTGTTAGTAGTGTTCCATCTGTTCTGTTTAATTGATAACTCATCTTATTGTCCAGTATATATGATATAATTTATTGTTAAGTACGGATTCATAACATCAAGCTCTTCTCCTAACCGAGGAACAAGTGTTCCGTTTGAGTCAGTATATTTGTTTGGTTGGTTTATTCCGCCACTACTAATATATCCTTGTGTTCCTGCTGCTGCTGGCTCTAATGGAAGATCAACAACACCAGTATCTAACTTTGCTCCCGATGCTACACGGATATTATAGTACTGTGTTCCGCTAGGACCTCTTAAATCATGTTCGTGTTCTGGTAAATTTTCTAATGCAATAGTTATGTCTTCGCTACCACCACTGTTGCCTACCGCTGTAGCACCTAATGCAGTAACTCTATTTGCACTTGGTCCTCCCATATTATCTGCACCAAGGGTAAATCTACCTCTTAAATCAGGTAATGTAAACAAACTTACTCCATTGTCTGAAACTTGAGAAGGATCTTTAAAATTATGTCCTATTGCATTCCATAATTCGTTATAATCTGACTTTTGAACTTCTCTGCCATCACATAGTAACCATCCTTCTGGAGCAGTTTGTCCTCCGTAAGGCACAATGACACCTGGCGGAGTTACTGGAATAGTTTTTAAGAAATTACGTTTTGAAACTCTATATAGACCTGTAGTACCTACAGTTTTATTAATTAATATTTCATCTGCATTTTCAACATCATATGTTAGAGTCTTATTTGAAATAAAACTATTAGCAATTCTAACATCGAAAGTTTTAGTACTTCCGCCTGTTTGTCCATCAAAAGCAAAACTGTTTGGCGTTACATCACCTGACACTGCAAATGTAGTTGCACTTGATAATCTATCAGCAGACCCTGATCTACCAGAAACAGTTCCGTTTACGTTACCTTGTATATTTCCATAAAAAGTGTTAGCATAAACTTGATCATATTTGTTGTTTACTGTTCCAATATTGCGAATGCCTGCATTATCAGGAGCAATATTACCCGATGTTATTGTTCCTGCACTGCCTTCACCTTGCTTCATAACAAGGTCGCCGCTTACATATAAATTTTGTGCAATACTTGCGCCGCCTTTAATAACAACAGAACCTTCTCCCGTGTCGGTTGCATTAATTGTACTTTCTACGAAAAGTCTACCAGATGTGTCATCTACTGATTTAGGCGAAATTTGTACATTACCTATAACATCAAGTTCTTCATCTGGGGCAATATTATTAATACCTACTTTTCGTGTACTGTCAACACGCATTACTGTATATTTTGTAGAACCATCTTTTAATTTAAAATCAATGTTTGATCCGCTAGTTCTATTTTCAATTACTCCGGCTGTTCCTTCAATATAAGATCTAAACTGGCCTCCTGTGCCAATTTCAATACCGTCATCTGATTTTATTTTTAATTGATAATTTGTAGTAGACTCGCCGTCGCCTCTTAAGAAATTTGTAGCAGCAATAGACTCGCCGCCAATTACTAAAGATTCTGCTTTTTCAGCAGTGCCCCAATATTTTAAAACTTCTAAGCCAAATAATGGTGTTGTTGATATATTGAATCCTGCTTTGACTCCAGATGTAAAACCTGGAATTGTTGTTTTAGGAACAAATGCTTGTTTTGAAATAATTGCTGCTGGTTTGTCTTCAATTTTAATTGTTAAAATATTATATGTAACATCGTCGGAACCTACAATTGCTTCTGACTGAATACCAGTTAATAATCCATCACTAAAAGACGGGCCTACTAGTACCCAAGCACTACCCGTAAACAAGTAAAGTTGTTGACTATCAGTGTTGACCCAAAGGTCTCCTGCTACTGAATTAGCAACTGCTGGTTCAGTAGTTGCTTTTTTTAAGCCGCCTGCGGCACTCCATGTAGTGCCATCATAAACTTTTAACTGATCAACACCGTCTGTATTATCATACCAAAGTTGTCCTTCAACTGGGCGATCGGGCGCAGTAGCGTTTGCAAAATTTTCAAGTAAGTGTAGAAAGTTTTCTGCTACTGCTTGTCCATAACCTGTACTTGATCTACCAGGAAGTGTTAAGCTAGTTTCAGAATTAAGTGTAGAATCCTCAACAATTATTGTGCCTTTGTTTACTGTATCAGTGTAACGAACTTCATATGCCATTGTCTACTCCCGTTACCCTGCTAAACTCTGAATACGCACTGTGTAGTCTATTTGAATAAGTCTATTCAAACTCTTCTGCACAGGATGGAAAATAACATGAGTGATTAATCTGCCGTCACCGGAAGGACTGTAGCTTCTTAACCCTAGCTCATCAAATACATATGCATCTTCTGTATTTGTTGCTGTGTCAAATGCAAGCTGACCTTCTGGCTCTCCGTAGTCAAGTAAACAACTAACTATAACATCTGTATAGTTTGTTCCGCTTACATGTCTAATTTCTGTATAATTACGTGCAGAATCTAAATTGTTTACACTTCTGTCATCAACTACTTTTGTAAATGTTTGGTTATAAAGAGTAGCATTAGTGCCTGTTGAATTTGGTGTTAAGTATGTAATAATACCGCTATCATCAACACTTGTGCCACCGTTACCAAAACTCATTTCATAGATAAATCCTTGTCCTGCATTGGATAGGCTTTCAGCTAATGCTATACTCATATTTTCATAATGAATAGCATTACGTTTATCTACGTAAATTTCTTTTGTTTCAGGGTCACTTATTTTTATGTGTCCTTGAACTACTACTCCGTTTTTATCATGCATAATTTCGCTCATTGTTTTTCCTACACTGTATTTATTCTGGTAGCGCAGTTGTTCCTGCTCTCAAGAAATATCCTATGTCATTTTGTGTTTCGCCCAATTCTGTACCAGGTTCTTGCCATATTTTACCTATTTTTCTTACAACTACAACCTTTTGATTTTCTTTAGGTACTTCTTTTAATACAATTGAACTACTTACAATCTTTCCGTTTTCAATACTGTTTTCTAATCTAAAATCTGCGGGTAATACAAAATCACCATCAGGACTATCTAGCGCACTTGTTGGATCAAATACTATTTTTTCATTCTTGTCTAATCGGCGTCCTCCAACAAATATTTCAAACTCATTAACTGTATTTGCAGTAAAGTTAAGATCTAAACGGTTTGTTCCATATGTAGACTCTTCTTGTATTTGTGTTACATCTTTATAAGGAATTGTTTTACTAATACCTTGATCGTAAATTCCTGTTCCTGCAGGATTTACATCTTTAACTCCTGTTCCTAACGTTCCTCTACGTAGCTGACGTAACATTTTTTCTTCTTTTACTAAGTATTCGATACGTTCTCCATTAATGAATATTACTCCTGGAACATTTGTATACTTGTTAGGAGTTGGAAGTTTACTAGTATCATCAACTTCGATTCTTAAATCATGATAATGAAGATCTTTTGTTAAAGTAGCTTCGGGTGCATCTAGTCTCTTATAGTGTGTTCTATTAAGCATATCTTTAAATTGTCTAAATGCAAATTTAGGTTTATTAACGTCACCGGCAAAATGTATAATGTCTATTATGTCATTCTGCTGAGGTTCTTTGACTAATATTACTTTAGTTTTATCTTTATTAAGATAGTAATCACCTGCAGGTGCTAATAATTCTCCGTTGAGTGATATCCAAACATACTCTACTGACTGTGCAGGTTTTCTTAAATTAATTTCTCCAACTGTTAATCTATTATAAGTTGTGTACTGTATATCTTCAGACACTAACACATCTCTAGATACAACATCATAATTTATTCTTTCAAAACTTTGAATATTATGATTACTAAATTTAAATACTTCTACTGTTTCTCCTTGCTGAGGAGTTTCGTCAAGAATAAGAACATCGTTATTAATTTGGTATTCGCCATCGGTAATTACAAATACTTCTAAAATATCTCCAGCATTTGCAATACCTTCAGATAATTCAATACTACTTGTAAATATATCAATTTTCCATTCAACTGGTGTAAACAGCTCTTTACCATTTAAAAATACACGCAAATCACTAGCTTGAATAGAACTACCAGGCTGCTGGAATGTTTCTAATTTGAAAGTTGTCAAAGTATCTTGTGTTACATCAAATTGGATACTGTATCCTGCATTTAGTATTTTGTTTCCAACTTTAACAATTGTATTATAAGCAGTCGGTTCACTATAAAACGGCGCTGCTAATAATGTAAATGAAGAATTAATTCCGTCTGCTACATATTGATCTTTGGTAACTTGACTATAATTAATTTCGTCGTCATTACTAAATGCAGCATAATGTATTATTTTGTCAGCTTCGGGTACTATTTCAAATTGTATTGCAATTTTATTTGAATTTTGTATTGGCTGTATAAATGCTGTAGACTTAACACCATCTACTGTTACATATAATTGCATGTCTTCAACAAATTCAATACTAGTTTCGTAAATTGCTGTAGAACCGTCTGCTACAGTTTTTCCAAAATCGAGTATATCTTGTCCAGTTCTTTCAACTGTAAGGATATTAAGTTCTGCTGGTACTCCTGGATTTTGGATAGTTACAGTATTATTATTCCAGTCAATTGTATATTCGGTATCAGATAAAATAATATTATTAACTTTTATAAACACAGAAGCTACACTACTTGGAATAACACCTAATACAAATGTTAGTTCGCTATCGCCAGATCCGTCTAATAGATAATTTTGATTATCTATTCTCGATGTGCCTCCTGATTCCCTAGTATAAACTTTAATATCAACTGTATCGCTTACATGTCCTGGAACAAATTCTTCCGGACCTCTAGAAGTAGTAGGTGTTACAAATCCGTCGCCATCTACAACAATTTCTTCTGCATTTACACCTTTAGCAACATCATATGTTAAATTTCCACCACTAAGTTGTGTATCATAACTTTCAGGGTCTGGAATAAAGCTACCATCACTAGTATTTTTACGTACAATTAATACATCATTGTCGAGGGCAATAATATCATTACTTGCTAAATCAAGTACAGTTGTTGTTCCGTCACCTGTAATACTTTGCATTAGAGCATTAGGATTATACACAGGATTATTAGTTCCGTAATTTGGATCGTCAATTCTAATACTTTCTTCAGACCCTGCACGTTTTAAGTAAACATTATAAACTACTCCATTTTCAAATGGCTTAGGAAGTTCTACTGCAACTGTTGATCCGTCAAATGTAAACACATAATCTTCATAGCTGTTATCAAACGTGTCCCATGTATCTGTATACCAGCCATCAGTGTCCCAGCCTGAAGGGCCGCCAAAGTTAAAACTTGTAATTTCAACACCACCGTAATCTATACCTGTCATTAGTTGTGATAAATCATTACCAAACATATTATCAAGTGGGTTGTAACCATGATTAATTCTATCTGTTGCTGTTAGCATCGATAATGGTTTATGATATTCAACAACAATTTCTGCAAGATTTGCTGGAGGATTTGTAAATTCTATATGTCCTTGAGATCTAGTATAACCCGCATCTTTGTTAGTTACATTTTTAAATGTATATGTACTTCTTAATTGTTCTTCGCCATTAATATAAATTTTTACATTTGACGAGCGGAGATCCATTGGCCATTTTAAATCAAAACCAGTTTTTAAATTTGTGCCATATAATGTTTCTGTTTCAGCCAGTGTTTCAATTAAATAGGTCTTACTAACTCTATCAAATTTAATAGTAATACTAGGAGTTCTAACAACACCGTCGCCTAATACTGCAGAAGCCTTTGCTGATGTTCCGCCGTCGATTAATGCACCTTCTATTTTAATAGTTGGTGCTGTAATATAACCGTTGCCTGGATTAGTTACTTTAATTTTAGTAATTTTTCCGTACCCAAGATATGCTTCAGCAGTTGCTCCTGTGCCGCCACCGCCTTCTATAGTAATAACTGGCTTATAAGTATAACCGCTTCCAGAATCTGTAATAGTAATGTCTTTTACTTTATATCCATTATTATCGGTCCAATTCTTACGAGGGTATATACTCTCATTTGACGATGTATTAACTATTTGACTTTCTAATACTTTGGAGATCGAAGCACGGATTTTACTAAATGCACTATCATAATACGGTGCAAGATCAAAGTCACTTATAGAACTATTAGTATTATCTATGTTTTCATAAGAACTAACAAATTCTCTTATAACAGTTTTAAAAGGTTTTACTTCTTCAATGTATGATTTATAGCTATCAAGAGTATCTGAATTAAATGTTATATCTTGCTCTAGATAACCTAAATTGTGTCTTGCTTTTACAAGGCTTGTTTTAAATGCCCAATCAACGTATGGCTGTTCTGCAAATACATAACGTAAACTTGCTAAAAACAATTGATTATATTCAACCTTTAATGTATTAATAAAGATGTTTTCTTTGATAGCCTTAAAGATTAATCTTAATTCATTAACGGGATTGTTATCATAAAAATAGCTATCAAAACTTCTATTATCATATCCAACAGTATTCTTTGAATAATCGTATAGAGAATCTAAAAACTGTATTGTGCCGTTTTCTCTTCCTACGGTTTTATAATTAATTGTATAATCTTCCGTATCTTCATTTGCTTCTTTTTCTAATAGTAACCAGCCGCCTGAACCAATGTTTTTAATTTTAACAACATCACCGATATTATCATCTACTGATTGTAAATCACTAGATTGTTCAACAATAAAATTTGGAACAGTAAATTGATTATAGTTGTCGGCATACCAATCTTCATAATTCCAGTATCTTGAAACATCGTAGTCTTGAATACTTTTTCTAAACCATTCTTTATTAACATTGTCCCAAGAATACAATGCCCATCTACCTAATACATTACTATCAGCATTAACTAAAACTGTAAATTGTCTTAAACCAATAGTAGTATTGTTGTCATAACCAGTACCTCCATTAAGTATATTAACAGATTCTATTTGTCCTATATTATTGATAGAAATTTCAATTTCAGCATCAGTACCAGAACCGTAAATTCTGTAACTAGGCGGTACTTTATATCCTCTTCCAGTACTGTCTATTCTTACATTAACAATTTTTCCATTACTAACAACAGGAGTTAATTTTGCCGGTGTAACTTTGTTTGTTCCAACAAATCTTAATTCTTCAACTGTATCAATTTGTACATCAAACTCGTTAGTTGCTGCTAATGGAGCGGCTTCTTTGCTTAGAAGTAAACTAATATCATATTCATCAACTATGATATTTTGTTTTAAAACAATATTAATACGCTCAATTGCTTGTTTCAATGCTTCAAATCTATTAATAAACATTGACTGTCGAGGGCGGTTTTGTATACCATACTTTTGTTTTACAGTAAGAGACGGATTTGGAACTTGTTTGAAGTTAGTATCATAACCAATCAAACTATCAATCCATTTACGTTCAATATCAACAGGCACTTTGCTTGTTTCTAGACCGTCACTCATTAAGTAATATGCATTGTGTACATTTTGTTCTTTTTTCGGACCTGTCGAATAACGAACATTTAAGACTATATCATCGTTATATATTAAACTGTCACAATTATTTAGAATAAATCTATTGTCGCCTGTAAAACTAATATGTCTATAACCTTGCTCTCTAGGTTGTGCAATTAATCTTGCAATATCATATACACTTAAAGATCTATTTTCAACGTTTGGTATAGTTAGTTTTCTTTCAACCCAAAAATAATATTTTGATTTAAAAGTTTGTGAAATATTATCGTAAACAAACTTTCTAGAATACTGAGCATCACTATATACGCTTGTTCCGCTTTTACCTGTTTTTATTCCTAGTTCAGTATCTGCAACATTATCCCACTGGCTAGGTATAAGATCACTTTCTACCCATTCATAAACATCAATACTTGCACCTGGTTGTAATTCGTTCCAGTGTGCCTTTTGATATTGGATATCTCCTTGGTAAGGATATACAAACCTTGCTGTATTTAAATTCCACCAAACTTCGCCAACATGCTCGTCTGCCCAAAATACGTCTGTATCTAATCCTCTATATGAGCTAACATTATATTTTGCAGGATCGTACCCAACTTTATGTGTAATTTCTTGCTCCGCTGGTCCTGCAATTTTGCCTTGTATTGGATCAATATAATCTAAATAAGTTACTATTTGGTTTTGTCTCTTATTGTAAAGGAAAGCACCTCTTAATTTAGAAACATCTACAGGTGGAATAAGTTCTCTAATTCTATTCCAAGCATATAATCCTTTACCTTTACGGAAATCTATAACTGTTCCAAAAGTTTCGTCAATGTCATTTCTAGGAAGACCAACATATACATGATTGTCTTTTGCTAATAGTGTTTCTCCAAATAGTAATTCTGCAGAATCGTATCTAAATGATTCTGCAAAGACTAGACTGTCTTCAATATTTTCGTAAACATAAACAACGCCTGTGTCTTTAATAATGTTTCTAAACTCTGTAAATCCTAAATCAAATGTAGTTTCAATACCATTATCAAGATCAAAAGTTGTTGGTATTTTCATATCTCCATTGAGACTTGAAACAATTAAATTATCACTTCCTAAACTTATGCTATAGCCGAATCTTTCACTTTCTTCATTATTTGGCGGAGTAAGGGTTTGTGTAAATCTAAACTCTCCATTAGTTTGTTTGTATATGTGTACTTTGCCTTGATTTATTTTAACATCATCATTAAACGGCTCAGTAACTGCTATAACAGTTCCTTGTGGATTGATTTCTACACTATCAGCAAATCCATTTAAACTATCAGTAGCATCAATTATTTGGCTTACAGAATACTTATGGTCAGTGAGTCTATAAATTACAATTTGCTTTCTTGCAGACCCTGCTATACTACTATCTACATCATCTAACAAACTTACAACTACTAATACAGTACCGTCTTTACTAACATCAAATGCATAACTAAACTTTGCAATATTATCAGCTGGATCGTAAACAGTTTCATCATAAAAACTGTTATTAGTCAAGTTAGGCAAATAACCTAAATAATCTATATTATCCGATATTAGTGTCCAATCATTTAGTGTTAGACTTACATTTGCAGAAATATTAGTTTTAGCACGATACAATCTACCATCAATATTTACAATAGAATCTTTAGCATAGGTTTGAGTATTATTGTACTCTCCTCTGTAATTTGAATCTTTTGCATTAGACCAGCTAATTAATTTCCACTTAGTTGTATCTAATATACTAGTTCCTGTTTGATCCTGTGCTGTTAAATCTTTAAGTGCAATATAATAATCGTCTGTATATTTTACAATGTCTCCATTATTATATTCGTTAACCGCGCTCCATGATCCTGCATACTCAGATTCATCTTTATAACCATGAGTAAACATTTCTATCGATCCTGGATTTTCTCTAGAACCGTCGCCTGCACTAGAAACTAGTAAGGTATAAAAACTTTTATTTTTCGTTAATTTTACTTTTTCTCCAAACCGTCTATTAGCAGAACCATACTCACTTGCGTATACTCCTGCTAGATCGTAAGAACCTTTTGAAGTTTTAGAATAAAGTGCAACTACGCCTTCGTTAATTAGTCCATTAGAATTTCCATATGTGTCAGCTGGAATATTATAAATTTGTGTATAATCTTTACTTAACGAGTTAGGCGGATTAGCTGGTCTTGATGCACCAGGTACATTAGTCTCTTCTTTAAAGAACCAATATTCTTCATCTGTAATAGGAATAACATTGTTCCATTCTTTTGTTGCATCAAAAGGAACACTTGCTTCAAACACTATTAGTTTACCTAAAGGACTATTTGGACGGTTATCAAGAACTACATCGTTATCAAAATTATCAATTGTTCCAATAACACGATCAACATCGCCTACACCTCTTGCAGTTTCATTTGCAAGACGTTTAATTTTTATTCTTCCGATATTAGTTAACTCTAACCAGTTGCCAGTAATGTTTTTAACATATACTCTAACTCTATTAAAGTTTCTTTGATAAAATACTACTTCGGCAGTACTTGTATTATAGCTAGTTTGTGCTAAATTACCAAACTCGTCAAATGGTGTTTGTACGTCTTCAAGTATGTCTCCTATTACAGGTTCATATACATTTCCTTGGAAGTCAAATTCTGTAAATTCAAAATCAATATATCCGTCCCAGAGATCAATTACAGTTTGCTCTTTGTTAAGAAGTTCATATGTAAAACCAGAAGCAGCAACATCTATTATTCTGTTTTCCAAATTATATAATCTAAAATCTACAGTAGTGTAGCCCGACTGTATTATTTCGTCAAAGTCACTAGATACTCGTGCTAGCCATTTATTACTTGGGTACTGTGTTTCAACTCCTCCATTATCTCCATAATAACTTAAATGGGTTAAAAAACTTGCTCTATTATTGTTGTTGATATAGTTACCAATTTCGCCGACTGTTGTTTGTACATTAAAGTATTCAAATGAATCTCTTGTATCGGTTTGTCTTAATACGTCTGCATAAACTAAACCTTGGCCGATATCATAATTAGTATTATTATTATAATGCAGAGGAGCTGCTATTTTCCAAAATCCTCCAAGATTTTCTGCTAGATTAAATGTATCTTCTTCTGTATATAAACTAATAAATTCATTGTTTAGATAAAGTTCTCCTGTAATATCAAAAGTACCAGTTACATTATTAATATAGATTACACCAGAATCTCTATCTGATTCAACATATACAACTTCGCCACTTCCGGTATCTGTTGTTATTAGATCTCCTACAACAGGCAAAGACAAATAAGCCGGTAGTCTAAAAATATGATCAACTTTTTCTAAAATTTCATGTTCGTCGTTTATATAGTCTGTAGTAATTTCAGGTATTTGCTGATCAAATGGATAATAGTTATCTAATGTAGGGAATGCATAACTGCGGAGATTCCAATTTAATTTAACTCTGTCTCCTATTTGTGTACCTAAATACATATCCTTTGGAGCTCTTACAAGAATATGATCTGCTCTTGTTTCAGGAAGTCCTGAATTACCTGCAACAAGCAATCTAATAGTGGTAGAATCTGCATCAGTATTTGCAATAATATTTGTATAAGTGTCAAAAGTTGAAAATTCTTGGCTTCCAATTTGCGGAAGAATTTCTCTGTTTGCTTTCCACAAACTTTCTCTATACTTTACTATGTCACCTTTAACATAAGAAGTTGAATTTAGTACAGTTCCATTAGGACCAAAATTGTTAAATTCTCCAATAAATCTAGTTTTTACATTAGATGCACCTGGAATACCTACAGCAAGATACTCGCCGTCACTACTTACTGAAATACTTGTTCCAAAATTTGCATTTTCAATATCAAAATATCCTTCTGGAACATTTATTTCAGAATCTCTAGTTAATGGGCTAATATCTCTAGTGCGTCTGTAATGATATACAGATCCAGCATTGTTAATATTAATTGTTACACCTTGATCATTAATAGTAGAAAGTTCTTTAGTTGGAATTCCAAAAAATACATTGTTGTTGTTATCAGTTGCATCTATAATTTTTCCGAACTGTTGACTATCATCTTGCATCTCAATAGGGTTGTTAAATTCATCATTTTTACTATACACTGGTGAATTTTTAAATACTCCCCAAGAGTTATCTTTATAATTGTCTACCCAAACAGTTTGATTATCATAAACATAATCTTGTACAATGTTGTTTAATCCGTCAAGCGTTTCTACTCTAACTTTTCTTAAATTAATTAATACATAATTTTCTTCACTAAATTCAATTGCTTCGTTAGCAACAGGTAATTCTATTTGTATCTTTGAACCACTAATAGCATAAATTTTGTAAAAACCGTTTAGTGCAAAATCTTGAGCACCTTTAACTGCTACAATATCTCCTATGTTTAAAATAGGTGCAGCCCACTTATCAATCGTGATTGTAAACAAAGGTTTTCCTGACTCTGAAGTTTCTTCGTCGTCAGTTAGTGCTGTTACATTTGCAATACTATCAGTGATTTGATAAACAGTCCAGTCACTATCGTGTGTGCGGGTTAGCCAAATATATTCGCCAATTGACAATTGATTGATATCTCCGTTATTAAGATCATCAATTGTGCCTGCTTTATATTCTATATCGTCGTCGTGTACATATCCTCCACTAACAACATATTCTTTAAGTTTAGTTGTTGGAAAAGGTTTATGGTTATAATTTTCAGGTTTATCATAAACTTCGTCAGGTTTAATTCTATAAATTTTATCAAAAGACTCAGTTGGTAATGTTTGTACTAACTCAACCGGTTGTGGCGACTCTTTAATTTTATCTTCTTTAATAACATATTCAACTTGTTCTATATCATCTACAGAGCCGTATCTTCCTGTTTGTATAGCCCACTCTTCATAAAATTCTATACTATCCTTGTTTGCACTACTTAAAGGATCAAACAACTTAGTAATAGCATTTTTAGTACCTTTGTCTTGTATAAATCCTTGATAAAACTTATACTGACTTACATCATCTGTAATTATATTAGCAAGATAATTGCGCTTTTGATATCCAATCAAATGCTGTGCCATACGTTGTTGTTCAGCATCGAAATTATCACTATCTAGGTCATAAAAATCTGCAAACTGATTAATTTTATAATCAAAGTTTGTATATAATTTAGACTCGGGCTTTTCACTTAATCTATACCAATAACTAGATTCAAAATTTTCTGAGCCACTAACAGGATATATTGCTACATAATAAAATTGTTTATATTTTATTAAATCACCAATATTATAATCTTTCCACGATTTCCAAGATGTTATTTCTGCACTATCATATATAAATCCCGGAATATCTAATGCTCCATTCCAGTTGTCTGATCTATATCCTAAAACTTTAAGACGTTCTTGTCTATATCCGGTACTTGGATTATAAATTAAATCATTAAAAACAGTTTGATTATCGAGTAATAGTACATGCTCCTTTTGTACAAGAGGCATTACTAAATTGTATAATCCATCATCAGTGTTTATTGATTTTACATTAAACGTATTTCCATCTCTAAAAATTGTTATATTTTCTTTAGCTAAGAGCCTGCCGTCTGATTTTGCAATTCCATAATTATAAAAATTATCAAATATATCATCAACTACAGAGTAGTTAGATTCTAATATTAATTCTTTAGCTGCTGGACTTAGTGATATTGTTGTACCAGAAGCCCAGCCCTGCGTTGTCCAGAATAAGAATTCTCTAGCTGCATGATCCCAATTTTCGACATATTTTGTTGTATCGTTAAACACATCAAACTTCATTCCTTGGGATTTTAGATATGCTTCATATCCTAATAGAAAATCAACAACACTTTGAGAATTGGGCAGCTTAGATCCGTATAATAATTTTTTAGGTGTATTTTCAAAATTACGTTCAAAATTACGTTTGAATGTTGCACGTTTTCCGCCAACTATTGGAAGTTCTGGTAGAGAAACTAAATTAGATGTATCAAAAGTATTTCCGCTTTTAAAGTTTTTAGTAACTCTATAATACTTAAAATTATTTTCTACAACTTGTCCTCTATAGTATGATTTTTCCTCTGCCCAATCAACTGTACTTTCAGAAATTCCGCCTACTGTAATAACTATATCCGATGCAGTAGTTTTAGGTTCAAAGTATTCAAAATATGGTGTACTTTCGTTATAGCCTCTGATTACAAAACCACTAGGTTGTTTTTCAACAATTACACCACTATAGACTAAAGTCTTAATAGGCGAGCTTGTGTTTAAGAAAATTTGATAATTTTCTTCTGGTACATATATATTATTTTCTTGTGTAGTTAATGGGCTTTTGCTATCTAATATTAATTTAAATTTACTTTTATCTGTAAATCCTCCAAGTTTTATACCTAGCTGATTAGTAATATTTTTTACATTATCTCTGTAATCATCATAAACAGATAATACATTACTTGCAACCAAATTATAAACATAATTTACAAGCCCGGATGTAACAATACGTGTGTTGTCTTGTACTGTATTAGGCATTTGTATTTCGTCTAATCTTAAATGCTTATAGTTTGTTGAATAAACATATTGGCCAGCTAAATTCTTTTTAATTCTAGATTTATCAAATCCCAAACCCATAACTTTTGCAGGTTTGTTTAATAACCATGCTCTTAATAATGCAAATGGATATTCAGAACTTTTCCTCCAAGCATTTTCTACAGGACTTATGTCGCCAAATACAAACCCTGCTGAAATATATCTAAAGAAAGAATTTGTTGCATAATTTACTTGTAATGGAGTTTTTAGTTTTCCTTGGTCGTCAACAGGTATAAAATTTGTTAATCCTGGTCTTATATAATTGTTTAAAACTTTAATTTGTTTACCCGGTTCTTTGACATAACCATTTTCTATGTCACTCCACATATTGAGATTATTACCAGTATATGGTGCTGGACCATACACTTCATTCCACCAAGTTGGTTTAATAGTGAAACCTAAACATTCCCACGGATGTGAATGTGGGCGGTCTGTATCTAATAATTCTTTGTAAACCCCTCGCCAAAAACCTGGCAATGATTTAGCGTCAATATTATTTGACATTTTGCTATAGTTGAATGTAAATTGATTAGTTCTATCAAAAAAATCATTTAGTGTATAATCATTGTCAATTAGTTTATTCCATTGGATAAAATCTCTTAACAGTGTATTATTAACCTGTTCTCTAGTATAATCTGTTTTTCTAAATTTACCAGGAACAAAACTAGCAATATCAAGATATGAAACATCATATTCTGATTTAATGTTATTAAATATTCTTTTTTCAAGTTCTAATAATAAAAAGTCTCTGTAATCTTTATAAGCTCTAATTAAACTTCCGTCATGGCCTTGAACCATTGTTACACCAGCAACGTATTCGTCGTAGTCAAAATTATCTTGACCGCCAAATGTTGTTCCTGTTGCCGGAGCATAAAAGATTTTATTTAGACCTTTAAAATGTACTTTGATACTAGTTGAATTATTATCTACAGACTCTGCAAGACGCTTACTAGTATAAAGTGGATAAGTCCACCCTTGCTTTCCTACATTATTATCAAATGTATCAGTTTCGCCGTATATTTTAAACGGTCCATCTCCTACAGTTTCATTAATTGAAATATATGTATCATCTATTATTAATTGTGGTTGATACTTAGGGTAAAGTCCTAACTTTGTTGGAGTAGGAGGAATATAACTTCCGTCTGTATTTTCATACTCAAAGATTTCAATAATGTCGCCTTCTTTCTGATAACTTTCTATTAAAACAAATCCGTCGTTACTAAATGTGTAGTCAACTCCGTAAACTAACTGTGTTCCGTTTAGATATACTAATACACTTTTCGCTGTCATTTGTTTTAAACTAAACGTCTGCGAAAGTGCATAATAAATATTTCTCGAATCTAAAACTTCATACTCAATACTATTTGATAAATTTCCAATAGCAAGCATATCTGAAAAATAGAATGGCTGTGTTTTAATTTTATCTCTGTTAAGTTCTTGTAATACTTTGTCAAAGTGTATTCTAGTTAATCCGTCAAATCCTAAAGTAGTTGCTGTCTCTACAAATAGTCTTTTAAATCTTGAATATTCATTTTTACTATATTCAAGAGCGTTAACAATATTATATTCTTTATTAGTAATATGATAAATTGGTAAATTATTTGGTGTAGTATGTTTTATAAAACGCTTACCAAATAATCCAACATTTCCTAAATCTCTAATATTACTAGGACCAGGATATCTTCCATTAAATCCTGGAATATCTTCGATCATAGTGCTTACGTGATCAATTACACTTCCTAAAGTAAATTCTGTAATATCGTCGTTTAAAGAATTTCTTTCATGGTTTACTGGAATTTCATAATGACCATTAGAATTTTTAGGCTCATTGCTAGTTGTTTTAATAACTAAAATATCACTAGTATTGAGATCGTTATTAAATGTTATATAAGCACGTTTATTAATTCTATTAATTTCATAATCAATATTGAACACTTGGAATTGATTATTCACAAAAACAAATGTTTTTAAGTCTTGAATTGTTCCAGAATTATTGTAAACATCAATTTCAAAATTATTAGTTTGTTCATCGTTTACAACATACTGTCTTAACACCTTTTGTTTAGTTTCTAACGGAACACTAGACCATGCGTTAACCCAACTGTATTCGTCTAAACTTCTATATTTTCTTAAATTAGAAGTATTTACAGAAACTTCATTAATTTCATCACCGTCTTGTACTGTAAAGGTATCTGTTAATAAGTTAAACTCAAATACTATATCACCACTATTTTCTATATTTCTATAAGATAGCGGAAATCCTAGTTCAGTATCAGGCTTTCCGGTACCTTCTTTATAAGAAAATATTTTAGTACCTTTAAAAGTAGTACTATTAAAAAGTGTTGTGTCAGAGTAATCGTTTCCTTGTGGACAACATAAATCAAATAATGGGCACTGATTAGTGTCTGTTTTAATTTGTGCTTTGTTCCATTTTCCGTTACGGAAATGATATGTCTTTCCTGAGTTAAGAGTACCTTGTTTAATAAATACCGTCTCATTTTCTAAAGGAAGAGTATCCTCAGTTTCAATTAAACTTAATAGTCTATCATTTCCTATAGTAACATATTTTACAGTATATATTTTGCCACTTACTAATATGTCTGTATCTGCAGCAAATAAAACTCTCATGTTTTCTGATAATTCAACACCGTCGACGTTGTAACCAATCTTTCCTTCAATTGTTGAGAATACATCAGTTGTTACTGTATCAATTAAATCAATATCTTGTTTTGCTTGTGTACCATAATTATATAATCTAAGTCCAGCTTCAAATTCAATAATCGGACGTCTAGCGCGATGATTTTCATCAACTGCAACAGGTTGATTGTTAACTTCTAATGCGTGTTCAATTATATCTCTATGAAACCATCTATTATACCTAGTCCAAGGATTTCTATCTTGACTTGCTCTATTAATAACAATATAATCTTTTGTGCCGGGGTAAGAGTTTGCATTAGCAAAGGGTAAAACATCATATTCGTTACTACCAT